ACCTTTAAATCCAGATGGTGGAAAAAATCTAGCAACAGACGAAATTAAATTAAAAAAAGCTAGAGGTGGAGAATTAAATAATACTAGAAAGTATTCTGATTCCGTTACAAACAAGTAATCAATGAGTTGGAAATTTAATGGAAATATAGTTACGGAGGAAAGTACACCGGAAGGTGCAGTTGGGTTTGTCTATAAAATGATACACATACCAACTGGTAGATTTTATATAGGGAAGAAGTCCCTAAATCAAGTTCGAAGATTGAAGCCCCTTAAGGGCAAGACTAGAAAGAGAGTTGTTAGAAGTGCTTCCGATTGGGAGAAATACTATTCATCAAACGAATGGATTAAGTCCGAAGTAAAAGAAGGTAGAGCTGGTGATTTTGAAAGAGAAATTATCCAGTTTTGCTTTTCCAAAAAATCCTTATCATATTACGAAATTAAATGGCAGTTTCATTACGATGTACTAGCCAACGAACAAGCAATAAACGAAAACCTTATGGGAAAATTCTTCCGTAGGGATATTATAAACTAAAGTTATGACAATACCTGAAATCGCAAAGAAGTACGGAATCTCCGAAGCTTACTTAAACGCAAAAGATGATGCACTTCAAATAGCAGCTGCATCTTTAGTAGACCTCAAAGGAATGTTGGAAGCAAACCAACCAAAAGCACCAATTGCAGCAAAAATGCAGTTTTTAGCTGATTTCCTTTACGATGTAAAGAATTCCAACCATTAATTTGGTTATATCCCAAATTTTTCGTATATTTGTGATATAATATCTAATTAATGCTATCTGGGAAGAACAAACTAACGGTCATTAACATTTTGGACACCGCATTAGGTGTAGGTTCATCTCTTAAGGGAAATGAGCAGGCACATCATTGTCCATTTTGCAATCACCACAAAAAGAAACTTCAAGTAAATTTAGATACACAAAGATGGCATTGTTGGGTGTGTGATTCTAAGGGTAGAAGTATCCAATCACTCCTTCGCAAACTCAATGTAGATATAAGAGACCTTAATAGATTGAAAGATATCTATGGTGAAGATGATTATACCTTAGTTGAAAAGGATGAGTATGTAGCTAAGTTACAACTACCATCAGAATTCAAACAATTGCACTTCAAACCAAAAGGATTCAATCCTGAATACAATCAAGCAATTAATTACTTAAAAGAAAGAGGTATTACACAAGCTGATATCGTTAAATACAATATTGGGTATTGTTCGGAAGGATTATACTTTGGTAGAGTTATTGTTCCATCGTATGATGAGAATGGTGACTTGAATTACTTTGTAGCTCGTTCATATTACAAAGAAGAACGAATGAAGTATAAGAATCCGCCTGTTAATAGAGATGTAATTGTATTTGATAATCAAATCAATTGGAATGAACCCATTACTTTATGTGAGGGTGTATTTGATTCATTCTCAATTAAGAGAAATTGTATTCCTTTGCTTGGTAAGTTTTTATTGAGCAAATTAAAGAATAAGATTATAGAGAAAGGAGTTAAAGAAGTAACTATTATGTTAGATTCAGATGCTATTGCAGATTCAACTAAACATACTGATTATTTTTTAAAGAACGGAATTAAGGTTCGTAATATTATACCAACCGATAAGGATGCTGGTGAAATGGGATTTAAAAAAGTAAACGAACTCCTAAAGGGAGCAAAACAAACTGGATGGGATGACTTAGTTCTATCCAAACTAAATAATATATGAGGTTAAAGAGAATTTATCACATTGCGGATATACACATTCGTAATATAAAAAGACACAAAGAGTTTAGAGAAGTATTTTACTCAATGTTTGAGGAAATACAAAAAAGAGGAACGGAAGATTCCATTATCTACTTAGCTGGTGATATCGCTCATGCTAAATTGGAAATGAGTCCTGAATTAGTTAGTGAAATTAGCTGGTTGTTTACGGAATGTAATAAACTATGTCCTACTATTGTAATCGCTGGTAATCACGATTGTAATATGAACAACTCGGACAGAATGGATGTACTTACTCCAATAGTTGATGCATTAAAATTACCAAACTTAACTTATTTAAAAGATACGCAAGTTTACGGAATAGGTGATGTTGATTTTGCAGTATTCAGTATATTTGATAACAAAGATAATTGGCCTAAAGCAAACACTCTATTTGGTAATAAGAAGATTGCACTATTTCACGGACCTGTTGATAACTCTACAACCGATGTAGGGTATGTGGTTAGTAGTAGACACTTTACAACTGAAATATTTAATGGATATGATTTAGCTCTATTAGGAGATATACACAAAAGACAAGAGATGATATCACCATCAGGTTGTAAGGTGGTATATGCTGGTTCTTTGGTACAACAAAACTTCGGTGAAACATTAGACAAGCACGGATTCTTAGTTTGGGATTTAGATACAATGACTTATGAAGAAGTTGATATCCAAAACGATTATGGTTATTACACTTTAGATGTTGATGGTGGTATTGTGCCGGATGTAACTGATATGCCGTTATACCCTCGTTTAAGAGTGAGGATAACTAATACGGATACCGCAGATACTAAGAGAATGATGGCTGATATTACGGCAAAGTATGGTGTGGAGGACTTTACAATCATTAGAACGGATACATTCAATAAGAAGAAAACCAACGATAGAGAAGCAAGGTTGGAAGTAGACAGCATAGCTGATATAAACCATCAAAACTCTTTAATAGGTGAGTATATTGAACGTATGATGCCATTTGTGACAAAGGAGGACTTAGCTGGCATTGAGAAAATAAATCGTGACATTAATAGTAGAATCCAACCATCAGAACTACAAAGAAACATAAGCTGGAAACCAATAAAGTTTGATTTCAGTAATATGTTCTCATACGGAGAGAGGAATGTAATCAACTTCGATAAGGTAAACGGACTGATGGGATTATTCGCACCAAATGCACAGGGTAAATCATCTCTATTTGATGCAATTTCATTCTGCCTTTTTGATAAGTGTAGTAGGGCTTACAAAGCATCTGCTATTATGAACAATCGTAAATCTGATTTCCATTGCCAATTAGAATTCTCCGTAGATGGAGTTATATATGGTATTCGTAGAGAGGGAAGAACAATCAATAAGGGAAAGAACGTAAAAGTAGATGTGGACTTTTGGAGAGAGGGAGATAGTGGTAGAGAATCACTTAACGGAACGGAACGTAGGGATACAAACCAAGTCATTGAAACCTATGTGGGAAGATATGAGGATTTCATTATGACTGCACTTTCCTTACAATCTAACAACGCCCTATTCATTGATAAATCACAATCCGAAAGGAAAGACTTGATGGCTCAGTTTATGGGACTTGATATATTTGATAAGCTGTATGATACTGCTACCAACGATATCAAAGATGTGAATGCACTTATCAGAAATTTCAGAAAGACCGACTTCACTTCGGAATTAGCCCAAAAAGAAAACGACTTGAATTCAAAGAGAGAGGAGTATGATAGTTTGGATGCAGAGAAGTTAGAATTAGAAAATCGTAAGAGTGATTTAGAGGAACAAATTGTAAATCTATCTCAACAAATCGTTCCAATTCAAGGTAACTTAGATATTAATTCTCTAAACGCAAAAGCACAAAAGATTGTTGATGATTTGAAGACTTGGGGTGATGATAAATTCGATAAAACAATAAAACATACGGAATCCAAAGAGTTAGTTAGAGAAGCCAAAGAAATGGTTGATTCTAAAGTTACTATAAACGGAACTGATATTGGTGAAGCACAAATACAATTGAATTTAGTTAAAGGACAAATTAGAGATACCTTACATCAGATTGAATTATTAGAAAGTGCTATTGAACATAACAAAGAGAAGTTATCACACTTAGCAGAGCATGAGTATGACCCTAATTGTAATTTTTGTATGAACAATGTATTCGTAAAGGATGCAAAGGAAACGGAAACAAAATTAGAACAACAAGGTAATCAATTAGAAACCCTAAATATTTTACATGGTGCTCTTATAACTCAATTAGGTGAATTGGCTGGAGTTGAAGACCAATTCAAACAATGGAAACAATGGACTGATGAACACAAAAGATTAATAGTAGTAACAGACCGTTTGGATACTGATATTAAAACTTGCGATACTAAGATTGAATTATTACAAACTCAAAACGAAACTGTAAATGCAGATATTAAACGATATAATGATAATGTAGAAACGATTACAAAGAATCAAGCATTGGATATTCAAATTCAAAATGTTCGTAGATTGAAGCAAGGTGTTGAAAAACAAATATCCGATGTGAACAAACTTATGTTGAAATTAATGTCAGAAGTAGGTGCAACAAAAACTTACATTGACAATATGGTAGCTAAGATGGAAGAAGTAAAAGAATTGGAAACTAAAAACCAATTATATACATTCTACTTAGATGCAGTTAAGAAAGATGGAGTACCTTATGAACTAATATCCAAAGCACTTCCAGCAATTGAAAACGAAGTGAACAACATATTAGGACAAGTGGTAGACTTCTCAATATCAATGGATACCGATGGAAAGAACATTAACGCTAGAATCGTTTACGAAGACCAGGAGTGGGCTCTTGAGATGTGTAGTGGTATGGAGAAGTTTATATCGGGATTAGCGATTAGAGTCGCTCTAATTAACATATGCAACCTGCCTAGACCTAACTTCTTAGTAATAGATGAAGGGTTTGGTACATTAGATGCAGATAACCTATCATCGCTCTTTATGATGATGCAATATTTAAAAACCCAATTTGATTTTATATGGGTAATTTCTCATTTAGAACAAATGAGAGATATTGTGGATGGACTTATTGAAATTAAAAAGGTAGATGGATTTAGTAAGATTAACTTTTAATCACTGGTAATACATTTTTAGGTGTGGTCTTGTTTAAAGACTGCACCTTTTCTTTTATAAGGGTTTCTACCAACCCATTTATCTTATATCCTTTCTCTTTACAAAACTCCTTTAATGCTTGATGTATTTCAGCATCTATTTGTATCATTGCGTATTTTTTCATAACGTTTATTTAGATTTCTTTAGTTTTCTTTAGTTTTTAGTAATTATAAATATTAAACTCAATATTTATTAGTAATTAACAGGAATCATATATGGCAAGAATAAAAAAATTCGCAGATAATTTAACACAACCACTATCAATATATCAAACATTTGTTTTAGATTCTAATCCAAATTCGCAGTATTTTAGAATTACCGAATTTAAAGAATCTTTTACTGGTGGTAAAAACGGATTTCTAATTGAAGGTTCTGAACATTTAAAAGAAAGTACTGATATAAAAATAGAAATATTGGATGTGGATGGTAATCCAATTTATTTTGAGCCTGGTAATGGTGTGCCTGAATATTATGAGGGATTATCAAAAGTTATTGCTGTTTACATATACGAAGATACGCCAATTGGTAACGCAAAAATTACTGTATTAGGTGAATTAAAAACTTATATAGATACTGATGGTATAGTACAACCAATTCCTGATGAATGGGCTGGTATATATAATGTTAAGTGGGAAAGAGAATTTAAAATTAATAGATTACTTGCAAATGAAGATAAGGTAAGATTTTATCGTAGACCTGAAGTTAGTATCACCGAAATAGTTAAACCAATATTTTCAAATGTAGTTGCCCCAAAAACGCAAAGTGGAATTATAACGGGTACTGCACAAAATCCAGTGGCTGGTACTTTGCTATCAAATTATACATCACCAACTACATATATTTTAGAAACTGTTGGTAATTCATTTTGGACAGGGTCTGTAGTTGGAACATTTTTGAATATTCCTGGAATAAATTATTCACCATTAGTTACTCAAATAGTTAATTCAAGAGAAATATTAGTACAACCACCATATACTGAAAACGGGTTGGTTGCAAATATAGAATCCGAACCATATACAGCTACATTTAATTACACCGAAGGAGTTGATAATTTAAAAACAGCATTGACTGGTTCTTTTGCAAAAATAACATTATCCGATTTAACTACTTTTGTTGGTGATTG